CAAGCCGATAACAAATCAGCCGGTCGTTGGGAGACCAATAAAGGGGGCGAATATTTTGCAGCGGGTGTTGGCGGAGCCGTAACCGGAAGGGGTGCGGATTTATTGATTATTGATGACCCGCATTCAGAACAAGATGCGCTATCGCCGAATGCGTTGGAGAGTGCGTATGAATGGTACACCTCTGGCCCTCGTCAGCGTTTGCAACCCAAAGGTGCGATTGTCATTGTAATGACGCGTTGGTCTTCAATCGACTTGACCGCCAAATTACTTGAAGCGCAAAAAGAACCTTTGGCAGATCAATGGGAAGTAATAGAGTTTCCTGCTATTTTCCCCGATACCGAAAAACCTTTATGGCCTGAGTTTTGGTCGCAAGATGAATTGTTGAAAGTTAAGGCGTCGTTGCCTGGAATGAAATGGAATGCTCAGTGGATGCAACAACCCACCGCTGAAGAGGGATCAATCATCAAACGTGAGTGGTGGCAAAGGTGGGAAAATGATTCCTTGCCTGGCGTAAAATATATTATGCAAAGCTACGATACTGCGTTTTCTAAAAAACAAACTGCTGACTATTCTGCGATCTCAACTTGGGGTGTATTTAAGCCAACGGAAGATTCACCTGACTGTATTATCTTGTTGGATTCGCAAAAAGGTCGCTGGGACTTTCCAGAACTCAAAGAAATCGCGATGCGCGAATACCAATATTGGCAATCGGATATGGTTTTGATTGAGGCGAAAGCATCCGGAACTCCGTTGACGCATGAACTGCGGCGAATGGGAATACCGGTGGTTAATTATTCGCCAACGCGTGGCCATGATAAACATTCAAGAATGCACTCGGTTGCGCCGATCTTTGAAGCCGGTATGGTTTGGGCACCCAATCGTATGTTTGCAGAAGATATGATTGAAGAATGTGCTGCATTTCCATTTGGAGCTAATGACGATTTATGTGATACTATGACCCAAGCGTTAATGCGATTCCGCGAAGGTGGATTTGTTTACTTAGATAGCGATTACGACGACGAAGAACGCGAACCAAGAAAGAGGGTTTATTACTAATGGCAATTGAAAGACAGGTACCCGATCCAGCGCAAACAGCTGAGCCCGTACAAGATTTAACAACCGAAAGATCAGCCGATGATCTTGATGAACAAATTATTGAAGTTTTAGAAGGTCTAGACGAAGAAGGCATTCAAGTACAAGAGGACGGTTCTGTCATCTTGGGAGAGCCTGAAGTCGAAATGCCTGGACTAGGTTTTGGAGAAAACTTAGCCGAAGTCGTTTCTGAGAATGAACTTGACAAAATATATGTTGAGTTGATGTCTGCAATTGAAAACGACAAGTCTGCTCGCGAAGACTGGGAGAAAACTTATACCGATGGATTGAAATACCTCGGTATGAAATTTGATGACGAAAGATCAGAGCCGTTTGAAGGAGCAAGTGGCGTGATCCATCCTTTGCTTGGAGAGAGTGTGACTCAATTCCAAGCGCAAGCTTATAAAGAATTATTGCCACCTCAAGGCCCTGTTAAAACTCAGGTCGTAGGTGAATATAATTCAGCAGTCGAAGAACAAGCGCAACGCGTAAAAGAGTTTATGAATTATCAGATTACTCACGTTATGGAAGAGTATGACGAAGATTTAGATCAGATGCTTTTTTATCTGCCCCTTGCAGGAAGTGCATTTAAGAAAGTTTATTATGATGAAAATCTAGGCAGAGCAGTTTCTAAGTTTGTAGCCCCAGAAGATTTAATCGTTCCTTACTACACTACAGATTTAGAAAACTGCCCTAGAATTACGCATCTAATTAAGATGCCTGAAAACGAAGTTAAAAAACTTCAAGCAATTGGTTTTTATAGAAATGTAAAAGTTGATACCGGTGATGATGAAACAATTGATGCTGGACTAGAAAGCGAACAAGAAAAACTAGAAGGAATGAGACCTTCTTACGATACCGGTGAAGTATGTAATCTTTACGAAATTCATTGCAACTTAGACCTCGAAGGTTTTGAAGACAAAGATGAAGACGGTGACTTTACTGAAGTCAAACTGCCTTACATCGTAACTATTGATACCAATTCAGACAACATTCTTTCAATCAGAAGAAACTTTGCTGAAGACGATCCGATGAAAAACAAGATTGAATATTTTGTTCATTTTAAGTTTTTGCCTGGACTAGGTTTTTACGGATTTGGTTTAACCCATATGATTGGTGGTTTATCAAAAGCTTCAACTTCAATCGTTAGACAATTGATTGACGCTGGAACGTTATCCAACTTACCGGCTGGTTTTAAGACCAGAGGTATTAGAATTAGAGACGAAGATTCTCCGATTCAGCCGGGTGAGTTTAGAGATGTAGATGCTCCAGCAGGAAGTCTTAGAGATGCAATTCAACCGTTGCCGTTCAAAGAACCAAGCGGAACCTTATTAAATTTACTTGGATTATTGGTTCAATCAGGACAGCGCTTTGCTTCAATCGCCGAAATAAATGTAGGCGAAGGCAACGCTCAAGCTCCGGTTGGAACTACGCTGGCTTTACTCGAAAGGTCAACTAAAGTTTTATCTGCAATTCATAAGCGTTTACATTCAGCGCAGAAAAAAGAATTTGACTTACTTGCAGATATTTTTGCTAAGAGCCTTCCAGATGTTTATCCGTATGCGATAGCTGGTGGAATGATGCAAGTCAAACAAGCTGACTTTGATGAAAAGGTAGACGTATTCCCAGTATCAAATCCAGATATTTTCTCAACCAGCCAAAGAATTGTAATGGCTCAAGAAATGATGCAGTTGGTTCAATCCAATCCTCAGATTCATGGCCCTAACGGTGTGTATGAAGCTTATCGAAGAATGTATGCTTCTTTAGGAGTAGACAATATTGATGCTTTATTAATACCACCTCCTGATACGCAACCCAAACCTATTGAAGCTGGATTTGAAAATTCAGCTTTACTTGCAGGTCAAGGAGCTCAAGCATTTATTCAGCAAAACCATGATGCTCATATTGCAACCCATATTAATTTGTTGAACATGCAACCAGTGCAAATGAATGCTCAAGTACAAGCAAACGTACACTCACATGTAATGCAACATTTACAAATGAAAGCTGATTTAATTGCGCAACAACAAATGCCTCCAGAAGCTTTACAACAATATCAACAACTTCAAGCGCAAGCGCAACAAGTTTCTCCAGTAGAAGCTGCAGCGATTACGCAACAAGCTAATGATATCTTGGCTCAGTTTAGCGCTCCGATAATGACTGATTTAATGAATCAGTTTGCTCAGCAAGTTGCTGTTCCACCTTCTGAAGATCCTCTTGTAGAAATAAGAAAACAAGAGCTAGCTTTAAAAGGTCAAGAGTTACAACAAGACAGAGAGCAGTTTGCAGTTAAAGAACAAATCAGAGCTGAAGAAAAGGCAAGACAAGATCAGATAGATCGAGAAAGAATTGACGCGCAACGAGATATCGCTAGAATGAGAGATGGAACTGCTCAAGATAGACTTGATCAGCAAAAAGAACTAAAATTAATCGACTTAGGATTAAACCAACTTAATTAAATAAGAAAATGATAAAAAGAACTGAAATCAAAGATTTAGAAACTCCTAAAATATTGAAGAAGCAACCTTATACTAATAAAGGTAATGTTGCTTTTAACGATATGAAGAACGTAAGCGCTGACGCTACACCTAAGCCAGGAATGGGCAAAGGTAAAGCAAGAGGTATGGGTGAAGCTGAGTTCGGCGGTAAGTTTTCTGGCGTTTATTAATGTCAGTCATTTGGATAGCTGACCAACTTAAAAAACAGCTAAAGGAGAAGAAGGAAGATATTAACGCTCAGTTATTAAACGGCGTTAAATCTTTTGAAGATTATCAATATCTACGTGGTCGCTACAATTCTCTCGACGACGTAGAGATGGAACTTAGAGAATTGCTAAAGAGGATAGTTGAAGATGACGGAGAAGATATTAGTTCCTGACCACGTAGCGGCAGAGGTCGAAGCGGAAGCTAAAAAAACCAAAAAAGAAACAGAAAAAGAATCTGAAACAGATACTGCTTTTGTTAGTCCAGAAGAGAGAGTCCTAGATCCGACTCTAATGTCAAAATCACTTGTAGATCGTATGCCAAATCCTAGTGGATGGCGCATGCTAATCCTTCCGTACAAAGGAAGAGGTGTTTCTAAAGGTGGTATTACTTTGGTAAAAGATACGGTTGACAGAGAAGCATTAGCTTCAGTTGTTGCGTATGTGGTAAAAATGGGCCCGCTTTGTTATAAAGACAAAGACAAATTTGGTGACATCCCTTGGTGTGAGGAAAAACAATGGGTGCTTATAGGAAGGTATGCAGGAGCTCGCTTTAAATTAGGTGATGATGCTGAATGCCGAATAATTAACGATGATGAAGTTATCGCTACGATCTCTGATCCCGATGACATTGTCACGCTGTAACGTGAGGAAATCATGCAAGAAGAAGAAAAAAACTTAGTAGAAGAAGAACAAGTAGAAGATGGTGAGGTTGTCGAACTTGAAATGCCTGAAGAAGAGGCAGATGAATCGGCGCCTGTAGAAGATGTTTCTGAAGAGGAACAAGCAAAGGACGAAGACAAGGACGAATTAGAGAATTATTCTAAGAACGTTCAAAAGCGGATTGCTACGCTTACCAAAAAAATGCGGGAGCAGGAACGAGCTGCTCAATCAGCATTTGAATACGCAAAATCTTTGCAAGAAGAAAATAATCAATTAAAGACCTCTAACTCAGAGGCTCATCAAAATTATTATTCTGAAGCAGAGAACAGATTAAAGTCGCAAAGAGCTCAAGCAAATGCGGTTTTAAAATCAGCTTATCAAGAACAAGATTGGGACAAAGTAACGAAAGCCCAAGAAATCTTAGATAAGATTACGGTTGAAGAAAGTAAATTGGTTAATACTAAAATGAAGGTTGAGGAAGCTCCTCGAACCCCTGTTTCAGTTCAAGACTTTCAACAACAATATCAACAACCAGCTCAACAAGCAGCACCTGATCCCGATCCTGCAGCGCAAGATTGGGCAGAAAAAAACAAGTGGTTTGGTGAAGATGAGACCATGACGTTGGCTGCTTTTAACATTCACAGAAAATTAATTGAAGAAGAAGGGTTTGATCCTGCTGATTCAATGTATTATGATGAGATAGATAAACGTATCAGAGTTGAGTTTCCTCATAAGTTTGAAGACGGTGGGGAAGTCAAACCGAAACAGAAGATGCAACAAACGGTTGCCCCGGCTGTAAGGTCTGAAGGCTCTGGACGCAAACGACAAGTTAGACTTACCAAAAGCGAAGTTGAAATGGCGCGTCGTTTGAATGTACCGGTTCAAGAATACGCTAAACATATTAAAAGGTAAGAAACTATGACAAAAGAGAACAAAAAAACAAACAACAGAACACCACGTTCTGCAGATACTCGAGCTGATATGAACGCTCGCAAACCTTGGCGTCCCCCATCTATGTTGGAGACTCCACCAGCACCTGAAGGTTATTCCTACAGGTGGATAAGAGCCGAAATTGTCGGTCAGGAAGATAAGAAAAATGTTATGTCAAGATTACGTGAAGGCTTTGAGCTAGTACGTAAAGAAGAGATAGGAGATTTCGAGCTTCCAACGATGGACGATGGAAAGCACGCTGGTGTAGTAGCCGTGGGTGGTTTGCTTTTGGCTAAGATTCCCAATGAAACGCGTGATGAAAGAAACGCCTACTATTCTGATCGTGCGCAATCCCAACAGGATGCAATTGATAATGATTTGATGAAGGAATCTGATCCATCTTCTCCGATATTAAAACCTCAGAGAAGCTCAAGCGTTACTTTTGGTGGTGGCAAAAGAGATTAATTTTTTGCTGCTTAAAACAACTTTTTAGATAAAGGTAATATTATGGCAAATAAAAATGCACCTTTCGGTCTAAAACCAGTTGGCGAATTAGGTTCGGGTTATAACACTAGCGGAACAACCGAATACTCAATTGCTTCTGGTGCGTCCGGAAACATTTTTTCAGGCGACTTAGTTAAGATGGCTAACACAGGTACTATTTTAGTAGCTGCTGCTGGCGATCAAGCACTAGGCGTTTTTAGGGGATGTAAATATACCGACTCAAATGGCGATGTAATCTATTCAGCTTACTGGCCTGACGGTACTGTTTCATCAGATGCGGTGGCTTTCGTAGTTGACGATCCGGATGCCTTGTTTGAAGTCCAAAGTGCTGCTACTGGCTCAGTTGTTCAAACTGTAGTTGGTAACAACGCTGATATTGTTTATTCAACTGGATCAACTCAAACTGGTATTTCTGCTGTTAAAATCAGCGGAACAACTGCAGCAACTTCAGCACAATTAAGAATTGTTGGTTTTTCAGGAGATCCTGACAACAATGCTTTAGGTACTGGAACGTTGTCTACAAACGTTAACATGATTGTCAAAATTAACGAGCACTTCTATGCTCAAACTACAGGAGTCTAATCATGGCAATTAATCGTTCACAATTAGCAAAGGAACTCGAGCCTGGTTTGAATGCCTTGTTTGGCATGGAATACGCTAGGTACGATAACGAACATGCAGAAATCTTTGATACTGAAACTTCAGATAGAGCTTTTGAAGAAGAGGTACTAATCGTTGGCTTTGGGAATGCCCAAACTAAAGCTGAAGGATCTGGTGTTGCATTTGATAATGCAACTGAAGGATATACTTCAAGATACAGCCACGAAACAGTTGCTCTTGCTTTTGCTCTAACAGAAGAAGCTGTTGAAGACAATCTGTAC